ACTGCGGGCCGTCGCCTGTGTACGCGACGAACTTTGGGTCCGTCATGTCGTACTCTGGGTGACGCTCCCAGAACAGCGCGGCCGCCGTGGGCTCACTGATCTGCCCCCAAGCGAGCGGCGCCGGCATGTTCGGTGTGTCCTCGACGGAATAGAACGGCTTGGGCTCGCGCATTTCCTTGGCGATGGTGTTCCACGCCCGCGTCCCGGATGTCATGAGGCGCTGCACCAGCGATCCCGTGAGCCTGCCCGCGCGCGCCTTGCCGTGGTCTTCGCGATTCACGACGCCGCCTTCTTGTCGCGTGCGGCGCGCCAGAGATCGTAGCGATCGCCGAGGCGTTTCTTGGCCTCGTCGAAGCGGCGCGCCGGCACGAGGCTCAGCGACTTTGCGCCGAAGGCTTGGGCCAGCCTGGCCAGCCAGGTGTCGGGATCTGGGACCTCGCGATCGGCGAGGAAGGCGTGCAGCTCGAGCTGCTGGACGTCGCTCAGGCAGACCTCGGTTTCCTCTGGCGCCTGGTCGGGGGCGCGCTCAAATTCCACGGGCTCCGCCTTGTTGACGACTGTCATGGCGTGCTCGATCGCGCCTTCCTGATCCTGCGGCCACCACTTCCACGCGCGCCGCATGCACGACTTGATCGCCATCTGCTCGCCGAACGCCGACCGCCAGACCATGCCGCCCTTCGGATTCTTCGCGCTCGCCGCCTTTTCGCAGGCCGCGAGCTCCTCGGCATTCATGACCTCGACGTGCTGGCCGCCGTTCGTGAACTTCGCGATGCAGTAGGCGTGCGTGAGCGGGCCGCGGTTCTTGAGCGCGAGCTCGTGCTCGACGACGCGGTTGTTGTCGCGCGTGTACACGCGGAACCTGTCGTTGAGGTGGACGAGCCCGGGCTGCACGGACTGGATTGTCTTCGCGCGGTGGACGAGGTGCAGGAGTCCGCGGTAGCCCGGCATAAACTTGACCTGTCCGTCGTAGGGGATCAGATAGCCGTGGCCCTTCATCGGCGCCAGGCTGAGCCCGGAGAACGAGACGTCGAGCAGCGCCATGCGCAGGCTGTCGGGATCGGCGCGCTGCAGGGCTTCGTTCGCGCGGATCGCGGCGATCGCGTATTGCTTCTCCGCCGACCACTTCAAATCGCGGTCGAATCGGCTCGCGTTGAACTGCGAAACGATGCGGCGATCGGTGAGCGTGTTCTCGAATCTTTCCAGTGCTGTTGTCATGCCTGTCTCCGTCCCACAATGTACGCATCGTATCAGCGCGGCTTGCGTTTCACAATAGCAACGTGATATTAATACCTCACCATGCTATCACCAAGACAGATGTGCTCGGAACTCATCGAGTTTGCAGGCATGACGCAGCTCGCGATTTCGCTGGCTGTTGGTTACACGCCGGCCGGAATAAGCCGGGTAATGACGGGAAGCCAACGTAGCATTCGCTACGAGACCGGCAAACGTCTGGAGGAGCTATACGAAGCCAGGCGCACCAAGATTGATGCGGCTAAGCGCGCCAAGCTGGCCGAGATCCAGGCCAGCCTAAAGGCAGCGCAGTGAGCAAGCAGCCGTTTATGCCGCTGTTTGTCGGCGACTTCCTGGCGTCAACAGTGGCGTGGGACGGCGAGGAACAGGGCCTCTACGTACTGCTGCTCTGCTACCAGTGGACATCGGGACCGCTGCCAAGTGACCCGGCCAGGCTGTGCAAAATGTGTCGCTACGACAAGGCGCGCTTCGCAAAATTGTGGGCGACCGTCTCCACCAAGTTCGAGGCCACAGACACGGGCCTGGTGAACGTCAGACTTGAGGCTCACCGGGAAAAATCTCTACAGATTTCAAACAGGCGCGCGCAAATCGGCAGACTAGGAGGAGAAGCAAAAGCCAAGCAAATGGCAGCGGCTAAGCATGGCAAAGCCCTAGCAAATGCTACAGATTTGCCAGAGCAAAATTCTGCCATCCAATCCAATCCAATCCATACAAGAGTAAGAGGGGATCACTCCGTAGATACCTCACCTCTATCCTTAGCGTTGCAGGTCGAAACTGTCGTTTCGACCCAGCCCAAGGTGAGGGCGACGGGGCAGTTTATTCCGGACGGTTTTGCACTGACGCCCGAGCGGCGCCGCGTTGCCGTTGCCGAGCGCGTTGCCAACCCCGAGCGCGAGTTCGAGCGGTTCACCGACTACTGGCGAGCGGCGAGCGGAGCGAACGCCAGGAAGCGGGACTGGGACGGGACGTGGCGGAACTGGTGCCGGAAGGCCGCGGACATGGGCGGGCGCCCCATGGGCCAGGCGCGGCCTACGCTTGAGGAGCGCCTTGACGCAATCACGAAGGAGCCCGGGCTATGAGTGCGACGAAGGAAATGGCGGATCGGTTCTGGCGGACCATGGGCGAGCGGTTCGGCAAGCGATGGCTCGACGAGTATGGCGCGCAGCCGACGACAGCGTGGAAGCGCGCGATAGGCGCCTACTCGCCGGAAGTCATCGGGGCGGCCCTCGACCTGATGCACACGCGAGGCTGGCAGCATCCGCCGACGGAGCCGCAGTTCGCGCAACTGCTCAGCGAGGCCGCCCGCAAAAGCGCGGGGTCGTCGGAGAACCATCGGCGCGGGTTCTGGCGGTCGCTGATCGTCGCCGAGATCGGCGCCGCGCTCGGCTACCAGCGCGACTACCGGGCGTTCGAGCTTGTCGTCATCCAGAGCCGACACGACCTCGGGCACGCCATGGCCGCGCTGCTCAACGAGTGCGAAAACCTGGAGATCACCACGGGGCAGCGCACGGACGGACAGCTCGTGCACTGCGCGGAGCAGTGCAGGCTGCTCGCCGCCAATTACGCCGGGCTGCGGCGGGTCGCCGCGTGAACGCCGAGAACCTGGTCGCATTCAGCGGCGGCGTCGAGCTCGCCAAGTGGGTCGAGGCCAGCGGCAACGGCCGGCGCGTTTGGTTCAAGCTCGCCGATCGCGACGCCCTGGCGCACTTCGAGAAGGCGACGAAGCGCCGCGGCGGCAAAGGCGGGCAGCGGTACAAGGTCTACGTCGCCGACGAGGACGGCACCATGCTCGAGGGCTTCCCAGACGAGGGCTGGTTCATCGGTGCCGCGTGGAGCCACACGTCGGGCGCCTCGGTCGTCCTCGAGGTCGCCGACTTCGGTAAGTTCAGGGACTGCGCGACGGCCGACGGCTCGGACTCCGGCGACGGCGCGAAGCTATACCTGACCCTGGTTCAACTCGACGACGAGGAGCGCGCCGTGGATCAAAAAATGGAAGACCAGCGAGAAGAACTCGCTAAACGCCTAGCTGGCGGCCCCAGATCGAAGCAGGCGGCCATCCTGTTCCAGGCCGATGACTTCAGAAGGTTTGTCGCTACGCGGCGCTACGGGGCTCAGGGCGCGGTAGGCGACAAGGCGCTGGCGACGTTCGCGGAGGCCGACGCCTGGGTGAAGCAGGTCGTCGGCTTCAAGAGCAAGGCCGAGCTCGACCACGACCCGGCTGTCTGGGAGCGGTATCACAACAAGGTCTACAAGTGGTTCATGTCGTGGGCCAGGCACCAGTGAACGCTGAGATCCGTCGGCACTGGAACGCTGTTGCCATGCTCGGCTGCCTGATCTCCGGGCGCCCGGGCCCGACGCTGCACCATTGCCACGGTGGTTCGATGCGCGAGGCCGGCATCCACAAGGGCATGGGGCAGAAGACGAGCGACTGGCTGGTGATCCCGCTCGCCGCCGAGTATCACAGCGTCGCCCCCTTGGGCATCGACGCCGGCGGCCTGTCAGTCGTCGAGTGGGAGACCATGTTCGGCACGCAGATGTCCATGCTCAACGAGGTCAGCGAGCGCCTGGGCTACGACGTCATTGCGAGGGCGAGGCTGCGGTGATCGAGCTCGTGCTGAAAAAACTGACGCCGAGCCTCAACGTCACGCAACGCCATCACTGGACGCGGCAGTCCGCGGAGGCCGGCGAGTGGCTGCTCTGCCTGGCCGAGGCAAGGGGTATCGCGCGGCGCTGGGAGCGGCCGATGTACACGCGCTGCAAGCTGACGATCATTCGGTACAGCCATCAGCCGATCACCGACAGGGACAACCTGGTCGGCGGCTGCAAGACGCTGATCGACTGCTTGGTCAAGAACGGCTACATGGTCGACGACAACGACAAGGTCATCGTCGACCGCGTATTCGCTCAGAAAAAGGTCCGGAAGGCCGATGCCTGCACAGTGGTCAGGATCGAACCCGCTTGACCAGGAAGTCGGGCGGATGCTTGGGCGCCGTCGTGAGCTTGAGTCCGCCCAGCTTTGACCATTCGCACACCAAGTTGCGCCCGCGCTCGCCGGCCAGCCTGGCCGCGGCGAGGACGGACATGTGCGGGTGGAAGCGCAGGCCGGTGCCTGGGTCTGTGGGGACGTCGCGGCGAAAATCGGACTGGATCTGCGCTGGCTCGCGATCGGCCTCGAAGAACCTGCGGTGATCGTGGGGGCCTGGCGTGAACGGATTGTCGGTTGTCATCACAGCGTCCTCATGAGCGCGAACACCGCGCCCTTCACTTCGTCGGAAATCGCGGGCGGCCGCAGTCTGTCCCGAATCATGGCCATGGCGTCGCGCCAGCCGGGTTCACGCCAGAGCTTGTCTCCGGCGCCAATCTCGGCTGGGAACCGGACGTAGTAGTCCGCAGCGCACTTCGCGCACCAGTCATCGCAGACCGCCGGCGAGGCGTCGCAGACCTCGCACATCCATATGCGATTGGCGTCGACGTCGACGGGGTTAGAACAATACTCGCACACCGGGTCGTTGCTGCTACTCAGGTCGTCGCGGTAGAAGTACGGCTCGCCAATGCGCCCGCAGTTGTCGCACTTGATCATGTCGGTCATGGCTAATACTCCCCGGCCTCGATCGCCTTAACAACCTCGACACCTTCGTCGATCAGCTTGGCTTTGAACGCCTCGCGCCGGCGAATTGCTGGCAGCACGACGTCCTTCCTGGGCTCGATGCAGTCGTCGCAAATGTAGTGTCTGGTGCTGTACTTCCTGGCGCCCTTGTATCCCGGGGTGACGTAGCCGTTGCTCTTGCAGAACGAGCACATCGCCGACCAATGAACCGTCCGGTTGTGGGTTATCAAATCGCCAAACGTGCGCGGTTGCGGGCGGCTGGCGTTCATGCGTCACCGTCGGCGCCGCAGAGGGCGCAGTAGCATCGGCCTTCGCCGTGGTAGCTGTCGTCATCGCCGCCGTACAGAGAGCCCGTGTACACCCAGTCGTGACCCGGGCAGCAGAATTGCTCGAAGGTCTCGCCCTCGCCGTTGCGCAGGTAGCTGAGGACCGTCGCCGCCGGCTTGTCGGGGTGCGCGCCGCGCAGCCGCAGATACGCGGGCGCGACCTCCGCTAGGGATTGCAGTTGTTGAAAGTTCATAGCGCACCTACCTGGGGCGGCGTGTACTCGATGATGAACCGGCCGTTGTGGTCGTTGAAGACCGTCCCCGGCTCCACCGGCTTGAACGTGTGGAAATCATACGAGATCTCGAGGACCTCGTTGCGCCGGCGGGCGAGGAACGCCCGGCCGCCAGTGCTCGGGTAGAACCCGGCGGCGTAATAGGCGTGGTGCTTGTTCAGCCTGTCCACTACCTGTCTCACTGTCTTTGGTTTTCTCATGCGTCGTCTCCTTCGATGGTTTCACCGTCTTCGATCAGTTGGCGATAGCCGTCGCCACCGCTCGCTGACCAGCCGCAGTAGCACTTGGCGAGGCCCTTGTGATTGCCGCACTGGTAGCACACGTAGGCGCCGCACGAGCTCGAGAAGTCTTCGCGCTCGAACTTCTCGCCGCACCCGCACTTGCCCAGGTCTCGTTCGCTCATGATTTCGCCTCCCAGTAGTTGAAGTCTTCACCCATCCCGAAGCTCTCAGCCGTCTTGCGCAAGAACCCGGGCTCCTCGTTCTCGCACGCGATCGCGATCCTGATTTCGCTCTTGAAGTCAGTGCGGTCCAGGTGGTCCAGCGTTCCGTAACGGAGCCGCATCGAAGCCTCGACTCCGGCCGGGTTCACCTTTGGGTTAAGTTCGCGGATGAAGTCTTGGTAGAAGCTCATGACCGCACCCCGTAGCTCGGAAGGTTGCGGATGAAGCACTCGGGATCTCCGACGCGGTCGTGGTGAACGTGCTCGGTGTTCATCGAGAACCAGGCGCACCTCGCCTCGATGCCGCCCGGCGCCTTGGCGGCCACGAACACCGTGGCGTCGCAGTCCTCCTCGAGGTACGCGGTCTTGCCGTCGCGCGACAAGTAGCTGTACCCGGACACCTTGTCGGCAATGCCGAGAGCCGCGAGCTCAGCGACCGGCACCTCGAGCCAGCCGTGCCCGGGATCAGCGTGGAATCTGTACTGTTTCATATCAACCTCCTGTTTCCTTACCACGAGCCAAGCATAGCGCACTATGTACGCTGTTGCAACTGGTAGATGGCGAAAAGATTCTACTATCCGGGGGCTTGTGTTGGCGTACAAGGTACGTTACACTTACGCCGTGGTAGGAAAACAGGAGGACGAGAAAATGTTGGGAAAAGTCAGATGGATCCCGCAGGGATCGCAGGCAGTTGAGTTGCCTGGGGTGGACGCTGTGGCCTACGTCACCGGGCTGGTGGCAGTCGGGTACGTGGGCAAGCGCAGCAAGTCCGAGTTCAACTACAGGTTCAAGGACGAGGCCGCGCGCGACGCCTACGTCGCCAAGTTCCTCGCGAATCAGAAAGCGTGGGCCGAGCAGAAGGCCATGGAGAAGGCAGTGAAGGCGGCGAAGCGCAAGTCCTGGGTGCCCGATCTCAAGGCCGGCGACATCCTCTACGGGTCCTGGGGGTACGACCAGACCAACGTCGAGTTCGTCCAGGTCCTCGAGGTCAAGGGCAAGAGGGCGCTGGTTCAGGAGGTCATGCACGCCAACGAGAGCGACGTCGGCTACGGCGGCATGGCGGCGAACGTGGTGCCGAGACCCGGCGAGTTCATGCAGGGCGACAGCTTCAAGGCGGTGTGGAAGCCGCTGCTGATGTCCTACGACGGCACGACGCGGATCAAGTGGCACGACTACTGCTGGCTGAGCAAGTGGGACGGCCGGCCCAAGTACAAGTCCTGGTACGCCTGAAGGAGATCGAAATGGAACGCAAGATTACTCGTGAGCAGTTCGTCGAAGCGTGGCGCGGCCACATCATCGAGCTGGCCGGACTGGCGCTGCAGGCGCCGGGCGCCTACTCGAAGCAGGAGTTAGACGCCTACTACAAAATCCGGTCTGAGGGATTCGCGATGGTCGATCGCATCGCCGTCCAGATCTACGGCCAGCCCGAGGGGCCGGTCAGGGCGGCGGCATGAGCAACCTGAAGCACATCAGAATTTTCAGGCACCAGAAAGACCACAAGGTTTTTCGCGGCGGATGGGGCTATGTTGTCAGATCCTCTGTGTGGTGGGACCTGTGGGTTGATGGGGTGTATTCCGGAACTTTCAAAAAACTCCGTGAAGCCCAAGAAGCTGCGCGGGCGGTAACTGACGCGGCCAGGAGGACAGCGTGATGGACGCCGAACTCTACAACGAAAACCAAGAGCTCGTGCCGGCCGTCAGCATCGAGAACCTGCTGAACGTGCGCGCCGGCGCGATCGCGCGCTACGCGAAGATCCGCGACCTCTACGCCGAGGCGCGCGGCATGCTCGAGGCTATCAACGTCCGCGTGCCGCGCGTCACCATGGCCGGCAGCGGATACCGTGACGCCGGCCGCGACGCCGATGACACGCACGCCCTCGAGCTCGTCAGCAAGGAGATCGACGCCGCGACCTGGGGCTACCTGATGCGGGAGTCCGGGCTGCGCACGTTCATGGACGCCAAGGCACGCGAGACCTGGGACGAGAAGATCGGCAAGCACGAAGTTCCGCCGCTGACCATCGAGAACATCGAGGCGACGTTCTCCGATCTCTACGCGAACCGCGGCCGCATGTTCGAGGACGGCGTCATCAACATGTTCAAGGGCCTGGCCTGGGACTACAAGACCAACAGCCCGGTGCGCTTCGGCAAGCGCATCATCGTGACCTGCCTCGCGCAGTACGCGGGCACGTCGGCGAACTTCCGAACCTGCGACAAGATCGACGACCTCATGCGCGTCTTCCACGTCCTCGACGGCAAGCCGGAGCGCGACGTCAGGCGCGGCACGTACTCCGACATCAGCGCCGCCTGGGCGCGGCGCGAGCGGTTCTACGAGAACGAGTACATCGCCGTGAAGTGGTTCAAGAACAACAACGGCCACATCACCTTCAAGCGTGAGGACCTCGTCGACAAGCTCAACCTGATCGTGGCCAAACACTACCCAGGCGCGCTGCCGGCGCCCAAGAACTGAGGGCTTGCAACAGCGGACAAAGTACGTTATGCTTGCGCTGTGGTAAGGCAAATAGGAGGACGAAATGAGTAGTCAATATCAAGGCAAGCTCTGGGACAGATACCAGTGCTACGTGGCCGCCATGAAGGCCATGAACAAACCCTACAAGTCTTTTGATGAGTGGCTGGCATCATGAATCAGCAAAGAAACAGCAGATTCCGTAGAGGCCGCAGCACGTTCAAGTGCACGGCATGCGGACGCCTGACTCGCGATGCCGGTGACAACGCATACACCGACTGCTGCCCGCAGTGCTACGAGCTCGCCGGCTACGACAACATGTTCAACGACGACGGTCGCAAGCCCACGGAGGCGGAGCTCAAGGCTTGCAATGGGCTGCTCGCCGAGATCGTCGCCAAGGGTGGCGACGGCGCCGCAGCGAAGGGCAGTTGCGGCTACATCTGGACTGAGGAGGTGGCGTCATGACTTACTTCCCTGGCATGGGGCCTAGCCCGATGGAGGCGGCCCGGGCTGCGGTTCAGGCTGATGCCCGAGCGGCGATCGAGATTCAGTGGCAGGCGGCCAAGAACAGAGCCAGAGCCGCAGCGGCAACCCTGGACGCCGAGCAGGAAGCCTGTAAAGCAGCGAGAGAGGCGTATTGCAAGGCCACCAACGTCTGCACTGAGTGCATGGGCCGCGCGGACGCGGTTTGCTACAACTGCGTCGAATGCGGGAACACCGGAAAATACTGCCCGAGGGTGCAATCATGAACCACTGGACAATCGACAATCTGAACTACGCCCGCGACCGGCGCAACTGCAGGCCGGCCGCGGTTCCCACGATCTACGACGGTGAGGACGTCGACGGCGATCCCGTCTACCGCGACCTGCCGTACCGCTGGGAGGTGTGCCCGGTCTGCGAGGGCAGGGGCAGCTACGTGAACCCGGCGATCGACTGCGGCGGCATCAGCCGCGACGACTTCGACGCCGATCCCGACTTCGAGGAGTCCTACCGGGGCGGCGCCTACGACATGACGTGCGTGCACTGCCAGGGGCGCACCACGGTGCCGGCCATCGCTCTCGACCGGCTCACTCAGGCGCAGGCCGAAGCCTGGGAGGCGCAGCAACGCGGGGACGACGACGTGCGCGCGATGGAACTCGCGGAAATCAGGAGGGGAGCATGAACGACTACAAGCACACATTTGGCGCATACGCCGGCCGCCCACAGAAGCGCGCCGGATACACGCCGGCAGCCGAGGCGGCTCTGGAGCTCGAGAGCGAATCGCAGGCGAGGAGCCCGGCCAGGGCGACACGCGCCGACGTTCGCAACCCCGTGCTGGCGCTGCCAGCCATGGCCGCGCTGCGCGACCTGCCGCCAGAGTCCCGCGCCGCCATGCGCGCCGCACTCCTGGACCTGCGCGCCGATGCCAGGGCGCGCGCCGAGAAGTGCTGGCGCACGCACAAGGCCCCGATGGCCGCCTACTGGAAGGCCGTCAGCGTTTACTCCGGACACATTGCAAAGGTGATCGCATGAACAACGTCCACGTTCAAAACGTCCGCGTCAGGCGCCGCTACGGCGAGCTCGATGTCACGGGCACCATCGAAATCACTTTCGACCTGGACCGCATCGCCCGCCAGTTGGCGGCCAAGGCATTCATCAGCAAGTCGCGCAAGTCGCGGGTGTTGAACGGCGCGATCGTCGCCAAGGCGCACAGCATCGAGGAGGTCGTGGCGTGAGCGCGGACGTCGTGGCGCGCCGGTATCCCGGCATTCAGATGCCGCTGTTCCGCGCCGGCGCCAGCATCCAGGAACGCTTTGAGCAGTTCGATCGCCTGAACCCGCACATCTACGAACTCCTCGTCGAGCTCGCCAGGTTGTTGCGCGCGCGCCGACCGAGGCGGCGCGTCGGCATCGGCATGCTCTACGAGGTCCTGCGCTGGAACTACCTGGTTCACACCACGGGCGGAGACTTCAAGCTCAACAACAATTTCCGTAGCCGGTACGCGCGTCTCATCGAGCACCGCGAGGCCGATCTGCGCGGCGCCTTTGAGCTCCGGGAGTTGCAGTCGTGACTGCGCCGTACATCTTGGCGGCCGGAGGGCCAAGCGGGCCACCGCCCACCGTTGACCCGCAGCGTCTGAGCGCAGCGATCGCGGCCATGCAGTCGATGATTATTCGCGATCACGGCAGGACAAGCCCTGAGCATATTGCCGCGCACGCCGTCATGCAGGCGGACGCCCTTATCCAGGAGCTCAAGCGCATGACAGCGTTTGAGAAAAACGCGGCCAAGTAGTTGTGGACAGCGTACAAAGTGAGAAGTAATATCAGTCTTCGGGCTCCAGTCGGACACGCGCTGCAGACCTCAGCGCAACGACCTCCCTATGTCGTACCACACACCGGCTGGGGCCCGATCCATTTACAACGCGAGGCTGAGTGATGGCGAAGTACGCAGAGCGAACCCAGGTCAGCGCGGCGCGATCAAAGGCCGAGATCGAGGACACGCTCATGCGCTACGGCGCCAGCGGATTCATGTCTGGCGTGAACGCCGACAAGGCCGTGATTGCGTTCGAGGCTCACGGTCGCCGCATCAAGTTCTTGCTGCCGCTGCCGAAGCGCGAGGAGTTCAAGTACCGCAAGCATCCGCGCTGGGGCACGTCAGTGCTGATGTCTGAGGGCCACCAGGACGCCGCCATGGAGCAGGCCGTTCGGCAGAAGTGGCGGGCCCTGGCGCTGTGCATCAAGGCCAAGCTCGAGGCCGTGGAATCCGGCATTGAGACCTTCGAGGATGCGTTCATGGCGCACATCGTCCTGCCCAACGGGCTGACTATGTCGGAGTTCGCGGCGCCGCAGATCGCCGCCGCATACCAGAGCGGCAACATGCCGCCACTGCTGGGGCATGACGCGTGACGGAGATCCGCAGGCCGCACCCGTTCGCAACGCAGTGCTCAAGCTGTGGGGCGCCGATCGTGTGGTTTCGCACGAAGAACGGCAAGCGCATGCCCGTCGACGAGGCCAGCACCTGCCCCACGGACGCCGAGCACCAGCTTGACCTGAAGCGGCACGTCAGCCACTTTTCGACGTGCCCGGACGCGCCGTCGTGGAGAAAACCGAGGTAGCAAATGATCGAAGTAGACATCAACGCCGGCAACAAGAAGGCGATGGCAGAGATTCGCGACGCCCTGGCTGCGGTGCCCGGGCTCAACGAGTACGTGTGCGCGCTCGCCGCTAAGGCCATGGTCGACGACATCGTCCGCGACAAGAAGGCCGGCGAGGACATGCTGCGCTCCGTGTGGGCGGTGGTCACGGAGGGCATCAGCAAGTCGATCCCGGTGAGCAAGGCCGACCCCGGTTTCCTGTCGTCAGTGCTGTTGCTCAACGAATACTTCTCGCATCGCGGCGATTTCGACGCCATGTGCAAGTGTCTGGAAGGCGCCGCGGCAGCCCTGGAGGAGAAGCACGGCCTGTCGAAATTTCTGAAAGTGGAGGCCAGTGTCAAACGTGTCTGAGAAGCCGAGGCTCGCCGATCTCCTGCAAGTCGGCAAGCGCCGCCGGCGGCGCAAGGCCGTGGTTCAGCGCGAGAAGGCCAAGAACGGCGGCAAGCGCAACTTCACGGCCATGGATTCGGGCACCATCGTCGACAGGCTGCGCGCAAAGATGTTCGCCAGGGCATACATCCAGCTCGGATTCGATGCCCCAGGCGCCCTCCTGGCTACCAAGGGCGCCTCCCAGCAGTTCACCCCGGCAGGCGCGAGGAACATCAGCTATCGCTACCTGCAGTCCAAGACCGTCCAGGAGGAGCTCGGCAAGCAGTTGCGCGCCATTGATGTTGCAGCGCAAACAGACCACGAGTACCTGTTCAGAGCCATGCGGTCGATCGTCGACTCCAGCCTTTTCGATTACGGCTTGAAAATCCAAAAAGGTAAGGGGGACTTCTCCGAGCTGAGTTCGGACAATCTGACGCCTGACCAGAAAGCCAATCTCCGGGAAATCACGTTCCACGAGGACGGCACTATCAAGTCGATCAAGTTGGCGAGCCGCGACCGCGCGCTCGACATGCTCAACCGCGCCAAGAATCTGTACGGCGAGCGCAACGAAGGCGCCCAGGTGATCGCCGAGCGCCTGCGCGAACGCATGGCCACGGCGGCCAAGCGCGTGCCCGCACTCATTGATGGCGCAACAGGAGAAACCATTTGAAACTGATATGGAAATTTGTACTGCCGAACGTCGGCCAGAACACGGTCGAAATGCCGGCGAAGTCCAAGCTGCTGCACGTCGCCTACCAGGACGGGATCCCGACGTTGTGGGCCGAGGTCGATCCCATGGAGATCAAGGTCTGGCGCCAACTGTACGTTGCGCCCACCGGCGGCTACTTCGACCCGCTCGACAAGCTGGTGTACGTTGGCACATGTGTCGACCTTTCTTTCCCGCTGGTCTGGCACGTCTACGACGGCGGTGACGGGTCGTGATCGAAATCGACATAGGAGTCCCAATTCCGCCGCGTGTAGGAAAAGGACGGCCGCCTAAGTATCCGTTTGCGGACATGCAGGTCGGCGACTCGTTTTTCGTGCCGCGCGAGAACGGCGACCGCACAAAAATTAGCCGAACGCTGCATAGCTGCGCGATCAGGGAGTTAGGAAAGGGCGCCACAACGGTGCGGCATGTTGACGGGGGCGTGCGCGCGTGGAGGATCAAATGATCGACTGGAATAAGCCGGTCCAGACGCGCGCCGGCCTGAAAGCGCGCGTGCTGGCCACGGATTTGCGTACCGACGCAATCGACAGATACCCGGTCGTGGTAGGCGTAACCGATGCCATCGGCACCCGGGAGCAGGTCTGGTACGTCCGCGAGGACGGCAGCGTCTCGAGCCTTGGCGAGACGAGCGAGAACGACATCGTGAACGTTCCCGAGCCCAAGCGCAGGTTCAACGTCTACCTGTGCGAGGGCTATCTGCCACATACGAGGCGGGTCGACGTATTCGTGGAGTTCGCGGAGGACGGCCAGGTGTGGCTGCAGCCGCAAGATTGCAGGCTGCTCGCGATCGCCAGAGTTGAGGAAGGCGACGGCATCGGAGAGCCGCGGCCGTGACGCCCAGGAAGCGCGTGAGCCGCGATGACATCGTCTACATCATGGCGTGCGCAGACACCAGGAACGCGCTCACCGACAAAGCCATAGCCGCCAAGCTGGGCGTGCCAGTATCGACAGTCGCGAGCGTGATCCGTCGAGAACGCATGCGCCGCAATGGCGTGGCCGCCGATGCCAGGCAGGGGAGTTGTTGCGCGCGCTCGAGGCCGTGCTAGTATCGCGTACAAAGTAGGAGGTCCCTTGACAGCCAAACAACGCAACGCAAAGCCGGAGCGCCGGGCGCCGTGGCCAAGGTTCATATCGAAGTACGCACTGCACCGCGGCTTCCCAATTCACATCGTCGTGCAGGCGACGAACCCCGTCGGCCCCATGGGAGCCATGACTGTGTACTGGGTGTTCGTGCGCACGCATCACGGCTGGCGGTGGACGCTGTTCTCGCGTAACGGACGCATCATCGGCGCGGCGACTGAGGATTTCAGCTCGAAGTACAAGTCCGTGCGCAACGCCGCGTTTCACGGCTGCCCGCTGTGGTGTCGACGCCGGCCGTGGCCGAACGGCATGTACCGCGACGAGGTCGCGCCGTCTTGGAAATGGCAATGGCAGCAAGGCTTGAAGCGCACTGCCATGAGATACGGGTTTCTGACATGCGTGGCGGCGCGATGATGCGCGCCGTGTTCAAGTCGCGCCGGCGTTCACGTAACGTGTACGCGGTTGAAAACCTGTACGCGCTGACGCTGCTCGCGGCGAGCGCCCTGGCTGCGGCCGCAGTGCTGTGGTCGCTGGTCTCATGGATTGCGGGGCGCGAGTAATGGCTGCCACGGGAAAGCCTGTTGCGGTGACAGCGATCGGCGCGGCGCGCGTTGATCCGGAGCTCGTCGCCGCCATCGAGGAAATGCTGGCTGCTGCCAAGGCTGGGCGCGTCAACGGCCTGTTCATGGTCGCGACGACGTTCACCGACGGCAGCCTGGCTGTGCGCCATAATGCGGCCACGCACGAAATGGTTGGCGCCGTCACCATACACAGGCAGTTGTGCATCGACACGCTGCTCGAGGACTATCGGCCTACGCTGGGAGAAGGCTCATGAAGCGACGCAATTTTCTCGCATTCCTAGGGTTCGCGCCGGCGGCGCCGGAGATCGCGAAGGCCCTGGAGCAGGTTAAGCCCGCCGCCGATCGCAACCCAATCTTCAAGGGCGGCGCCGGCAAGTGGAACCTGCCCGCAGCGCGGCGCCGGCTAGGCGCCCGCCTCCGGTATGTCGACGGCCGTTACTCGAGGCATGTACCCTGTGAGTTCGCAGTCGATGCTGGCGGCGCGTACAACATCAGTCGCATCGTGTTCGCCGCCGAGCGCGAGTTCAGAGCGGTAGACCGCGTCGAGATATTCGACGTGGCCAACGGCGTGCCGATCATGTACGACACTTTCGGCACGCCGCTCTGCCTGTCTGCCGGCAACAACGTGTGCATCGAGCCTGGTATGTTCAGGGCGAGGTTGGTGTCGTGACGCCGGGCGAAATCGTTGTGCTGGTGCTCGGCGTCAACGCGCTGTTCTCCGGCATTCTCGTCGTCGCCATGCGGCGCTGGGGCCTGCGCGGGCCGCGCGGCGAGAGGGGGCCTGCGGGTCCGCAGGGTCAGCGCGGAGAGCCTGGCCGGGACGGCAGCCGGCAGCCACCGGGATTCGGTGAGCCGTGATCAGGCCCATCATCCAGGCACCGGATGAGCGCCTGCGCAGGGTATGCGAGACGCTGCCTACCAACTGGTACGGGGGCGTGAACCTGCCCGATGAGGTCTGCGACCTGCGCGACACCTTCGCGGCGACTCAGAACTGTCTCGGGTTGGCGGCGCCGCAGATCGGCCATGCCGTGCGCGCGATCATCTTCGACGTGAGCTTCAGCCGCGGCGACACCGTGATCATGCTGAACCCGATCATCGTGAAGGCCAGCAAGGACGTGCAGCGCGTCGACGACGGCTGCATGAGCGTGCAGTTCGGCTGGCGGCGCGGGGTCACGCACAGGCCGAAGCGCGTCGAGGTCGAGTACTGGGATGAGGAGTGCGCGCGCCGCAGGCGCAAGTTCCACGGCCTGCACGCGGCCGTAGTCCATCACGAGATCGACCACCTCGACGGCAAGCTGTTCACGGATTTATTGGATGCACCAAGAGGGGCGGTCTCAGTTGTGAACCCGTAAGGGACTGAGGAAACCGGCAGCGATCGGCCTGCCGCCCCTGATTTAGGTATGCTTTACGACGTCACTCAGTCGGGGGATTGTCGTGAAGTTTCGAGACGAGGGCGCCCTTGTGCCGCACGAGAACTGCGGCGGCAAGGTGAAGTACAGCAAGGTCGAGGCGCAGACGGCGGCGAATTTCAGGCACAGGCAGGGCGCGGATCCGCTGCGCTGCTACGAGTGCCCGGACTGCGGAGGCTGGCATCTGTCCAGGGTTAAGCGCGACAACAGCAGGGCGACCGGATTTGTGCGAGGGCGACGGCGATGAGGAAAGATCTGATAGACCGCATCGACATGCACCTCAGCGGGCCGGAGTGGATCATCCCGAAGAAGATGGCCGTCGAGCCGCAGCGCCAGGTCTGCGGGCCCGGCACCAAGGTGACGTGCCCGAACTGCCGCGACCACATCGGCGACATCAATTCGGTGGTGTACTCCGGCATCCAGATCGCCGCAGAGCAGGTCGATTTCCGCCCGCACCAGCGGCGCAAGCGCGGTGGTAAGGCGGTGTGCTCGCGCTGCGGTGGCGTGTACATGCGCATCCCCAAGCTGGCCAACCGGCAGCGCGGCGTCCTCGAGGTGCACACCGAACTCGGGTGGATCTGATGCGCGTCTACAAGCTCCTCGACAAGTACATCGACCTCGACCACGTTCTCGCCGTCAACGAGCTCGATCTCGACCCGTACAGCGGCGGCATTGTCATCCACATGGCGTTCAGGGACGCGCCGGTGTACGTGTCCTATCAAAACCAGTGGGCGATTGAGAAGGCCGTGTACGCCGACGAGCGCGTCAAACCGCCTCCGGCTCACGAACCGCAGAGCACGGCTGAGCACGAGCGCAGATGCATCCTCGCCGAGAAGTTGAGGGCCGAATTGTTCCGCGCGGAATACGACAAATTCCTGGCGGCGTGGCGCGGAGACAAAGCCTCAAACTCTGAGGTGTTGCGCAGCCTGCTACGCGGCAGTGGCACATCGAATCAAGAAGTTATGTGATGGACGTCTTCAATCCAGACGCCATCAAGGCGGCGCTCGCCGACGCCATAGCGGACCATCCGCCTCCCCTGGTAGTCGTCATGCCCGCAGCCTGGCGGCCGCTGATCGAGGCCAACCCTGAGTGGGCTGCCGGCGCCCGCGTGGTCTACGACGACGAAGTGTTGATCCTATAGCGGACATGGTATGCTCTGCGAATGCGAGTCATCGTGCGCGCGGACAACTACGCTCAGTTCCTGGACTGGTGCTACCTGCACCGGGTCAACCCGCGCGCGGCTAAGTTCGTAGGCCCCGGCGAGGATTTCGTCGCCGGTCCCGAGCACACCGTAATCGACCTCAGAGTGGCCGCGATCACGCCAAACTTGGGGGCGATGCAGTCAACGGCGGCGGCGTAATGGCCGCCGCCGCTGAGCACTTCGACGACAAGCCGAAGTCTGCGGACGACGAGCTCATCGAGCGCCTCGGCGATTTCTACTGGGATCCCGAGGGGTTCGTCAGGTACATCTTCCCGTGGGGCGAATCCGGCACTGGGCTCGCCGAGTGGGATGGCCCGGACACCTGGCAGACCGAGGAGCTACGGAACATCCGCAACCAGTTCGTGCGCATCGCGCGCGGCGAGCTCAAGACCAACACGGTGCGCATCGCCATTGCCAGCGGACACGGCATCGGCAAGACCGCGCTTCTCGCCTGGCTGATCCTGTGGTTCATGTCGACTCGCGCCGGCAAGCTGCAGATCGTCGTCACTGCGGGCACGATGAACCAGCTCAAGACGAAGGTCTGGCGCGAGCTCAGCAAGTGGCACGACCTCGCCATCAACAAGCACTGGTTCGAGTGGCAGGCGACGTCGTTCAAGCTCGTCTCCGATCCCATCAAGACCGTGGCGAACGCTATGCCGTGGTCGGATAACAACGCGCAGAGCTTCGCGGGCACGCACGAGGAATGCGTGATGTACCTGTTCGACGAGGCCAGCACGATCGGTGCGACGATCTGGGAGACCAGCGAGGGCGCGTTCACCACGAAGGGCCCGCACCTGTGGATGGCGTTCTCGCAGAACACCGACCCACAGGGGCGGTTCGCGCAGTGCTGGACGAAGTTCAAGAGCTTCTGGCAGGTCCGAGAGATCGACGCCCGCAAGGCCAGGATGACGGACAAGACGCTGTTCGAGCAGTGGCGCGAGCTCTACGGCGAGGCCAGCGACTTCTTCCGCGTCCGCGTGCTCGGCAAGCTACCGAAGACCGGACCCAAGCAGTTCATAGGCACCGACCTCGTCGAGCGCGCCATTGAGCGCAAGATTGACCCCGCGACGGTCCCGAGAAGCATACCGCTGCTCATGGGCATCGACCCCGCGGCCGGCGGCGAGGCGCGCACCAAGGTCGTGCTGCGCCGCGGTCCGCTCATGCTCGACGGCATCCTCACGTACGACGAGCGCGACCTCATGGTCTTGGCCTCGCACCTCGCCCACAAGATCCAGGACCTGCAGCCCGATGTCGTATTCATAGACGCCGTCGGCATCGGCCAGGGCGTCTACGATCGCCTCGTCCAGCTCGGCTACGCCAATGTCGTCGCGTGCCGCAGTGGCGACCAGCTCGCCACCATGGACCGCAAGGTGTACTTCAACCCGCGCATCGAGTGGTGGGCGCGCATGAAGGAATGGCTGAACGTCGGCAGCATCCCCGACGACATCGGCCTGCGCGACGAGCTCACGGCGCCAGAGTTCTATTTCGACACGCAGATGCGCATGCTCCTCGAGAGCAAGGTCGACATGAAACTGCGTGGCGTCGCGTCGCCGGACACCGCGGACGCCCTGGCGCTGACCTTCGCGCACCCCGTTCCCGTGAAGATGCAGATGTACACCGAAGACGACGTCAGCACGGAACCGGACGTCACCTAAACGCACTTTGTATGTGCTAACATTTGGGACCAGCAATGCCTACGCCAGCCAATAACCAGAGAATTCGAGAGCTGATCACGCAGTTCGGCCTCACACGAAAAGCCGTTGCGCATCACTGCGGCGTGTCGAAGTCCGCCGTCGATCGCTGGCTCGAGCCGGATGGCTCGGCGAACATTCGCAACACGCCGGATCGCGCCGTGCGCCTCCTCGAATTCTCTCTCGGCCTCGTCAAAGCCAGAAAACAGAAACAAGAACACGCGGCGGCGTGATGCATTGACAGCGGCCGCGCCGCTGATACGCTACGCAGCAATGCACCTTGCAGGGGCGCGGCGTGATCAAATGGACGACGAAGGGCAAGATCGAAGTCCGCAGAGGCGGTCTGCTTATATCGAGCCACGTTTCCGATCGCGAGGCGTGGGAGTCGATCTCCAAGCACTCAGACGCCAACGGCGCCGGCAAGTATGTCGTCAGCTACCCTAACGTCGAGGTAGATGTTGTGCCCATCACGATCGTCAGCACGGACACGCAGGCACCAACGCAACCGCAGAATTTCCAGGTTCTCGCGCCTCCCGAGGGCGGCCTTTACCTGCAGTGGAGCCCGAGCACCGATGGCCCACCCGGCCCATCTGGCGGCTCAGGATTGCGCGGCTACCGAATATGGCGGGCGCTGACGCCAGCCGGGCCGTTCACGCAGATCGCGCTCGTCGAAGTCGGCGTCACGCAGGCGTATGCGGATTACTCGATGGGAGAGGGCCAGTCCAGGGCGTATTTCATCGACGCCATCGACAACGCCGGCAACGTGAGCGCGCCGACCGCTATCCAGAGCGCGACGTCGCTCGACATCACGCCGCCGTCAAATCCGGTGATCACGGCCGCCGCGCTCGGCGCTACCGCGATTCAGATCACGCTGGCGACGCCTTCGGTTGACGCCAGCCAGTTCGCGTACACCCTGGAATACAAGCGATCGGTGGATTCAACGTGGCTGATCGTCGCGATCGGCTTGAATAACGCGAGCTTCCCGTACCTGGTGTCGAGCCTTACGGCGTCGACGAACTACGACTTCCGCATGAAGGCCATCGACACGTCGAGCAATGTGTCGCTTTACAGTCCGACGGCCTCTGCGCAGACGCAGAGCGGTGGCCCGGCTTCGCTGCGGTTGTGGCGCGCAGGTCGCACGACCGTAGGACTTTTCGCTTCTCAAGTTCCGGGCGCACATTACTACAAGATTCGGTGGCGCCAGGCTGGCACAAGCGGTCCGTACACATACGCACAATCGCCCGCGCAGTGGCTTGTCGCCGTCGGCCTGACGACAGGCGTGAGTTACGACTTCCAGTACCTGACGACGAACGCCGCCGGCGTAGAAGCGGGGACGTGGAGCAATGTTGTCACTGCCGCACCAGTCGCCGGTAAAGTTGATCTTGCCGAAGCGCCGCGCGTCTATGTTGATACGACATACGTCGCACCCACCGGAACGGACTACGTCTGCAACAACGTGGCGCAGGTTCAAGCGGCACTTGCCGCTTGCGCGTTTGGCGATTCAATCACACTGAATGCCGCTAACACGTTTGATTTCAGCGATCAGATTCTGCCTAACAGGGGTGCGGGGGCTTCGCACATCCACATTCGCAGCAGCCTTTGGGCTCTTTTGCCGGGCCCCGGCGTTCGTGTAGGGCCAGAGCATTCTGGCTTCATGCCAAAGCTACGATGTGCTATTGGCGCTAACAGTATCTTTGCAAGTGCTTCAGCAGCGCACCATTTTCGGCTGCTTGGCTTGGATTTATCAAACGTCCCTGGCAACCAAGCGGTAGATACTTTCCTGTATCTCGACAACCGGGCGCCGTTAGCGGCAAACACCGCACACCACATGATCGTCGACCGATGCTACATGCACACGGCGATAGGCGATTTTGGAACCTATGGCGTAAAGCGATGCGTGTCGCTGGGTGGCATCCACATGGCCGTGGTTGATTCCTATCTGGATCATCAAGGGCCGCGCGCCGGCACGGAGTGCCACGCCATCGCCGCATTTGGTGGAGCTGGGCCGCTCAAGATCCGGAACAACTTCCTGCAGGCGTCCAGCATCAACGTACTGATCGGGGGTGCTGCGCCTGAGCCGTCATTGGTGATCACCAAGGACATCGAGGTTTGGGGGAACCTGTACAAGAAGAATCCCGCGTGGAAGTACCTCAACGATCCGGGCGGCATTGCCAATGTCAAGAATTTGCTTGAATTCAAGTGGGGGCAACGCTGCGTTTCTGGTGGGGGCGTCTTTGACACCAACTGGGCTGGTGGCCAGGCAGGAGAGAGCATTCTTATTGGCCTGCAGGGGGAGGGTTTGTCCCCTGAGTGGAACAAGTGTACGGACATCGCGTTTTACGACATCGACGGCAAAGACTGGTGCGGTGGCTTCCAGCTCACGGAACGCTCTAACAGTGGGCCGCCACCGGATGGCGGATACCACGATCCGGCATTCGATGTTGAGCGCGTGACGATCTGCAATGTGCGTGCGCAACTAACAGGTGAGTGGGCTAACGGCAATTTGGATGGTGTCACAGCCTTCCATCCGTCTCGCCTTGCGCCGCACGATCTGCTTATCGACCATGCTACCTTTGGCATTAAGGCCAACGCTCGAACTGCCGCCTTCCAGCCTGTGAATAACTCGCACGCGCTCAATGCCGGGGCCATTCAGGAAGCAATCACCGCGGGGGTGCCGTATTACGCGTCGCGTGTCAGGTACACGACCATCGAGAATTCGATCATACCGCATGGCGCTTATGGCATATCCGGTGGTGTCGGATTCGGTAAAGACGCCCTTAACAACATCGGCGATCCGGCGTGCCCGTGGAGTGTGAAGAACACCGTGCTCTTTGATTGGGCGCCGAGCGGCGTGTCGGCGTCTGCCTACGGCGCGCCAATGGTGAACGTCGCGCTGCCAAACCTGGCAGCCGTGGGGTTCACCAACTACGCGGCTGGAGATTACACGCTGCAGCCAAGTAGCCCGTACAAGAGCGCGGGAACCGACGGCCTCGACATTGGATACCTTGGCGCGTAGTCGATGGCTACCGATACTTTCACGGACACCAACGGCACGATCCTCGACACCCACGATGCCAAGTGGAATATGGGGCAGGCCAATGCGTTCGTGATTCAGAGCAATAGATGTCAGTTGAACGGCCCCGGTGGCGAGCAGGCGTGGTATCAGGACGGTCAGGGTCAGGTCCAGGCGAGCGAGTGCAGTTGGGCGCCGGGTATCTACAACGACGGCTGCAACCGCATCGCTTTTTGCAACGGAACCGGGGGCTGGGGCGGCGGATACGCGATGAAGCTCGAGCACAATGGAAGCACGAACCTAGTGTTCACACTGCTCAAGGATGCGTCGTGGCAGAGCTACTATCAGGCCGATTCCGGCGTCACCCCGGCCGCTGCTGCGAGCGGCGGCATCATCATCAAGATCGCGCAGCTCTCCGGCGGCACTATCAAGCTCTACGTCAACGGTTCGGAGGTCGGTAGCTGGGCCGACGGCACGCCGAAGACCGGCGGCTATCCCGGGTTCTCGGTGACGAGAGACACGGGCACCAGCGCCGATTACGCGATTGATTCGTGGACTGACGCCGCCGCCGCGGCAGGAAATGCCGGCGGCAAACTGGCGGGCAGCCGGGATCCCGTCGGCGGCCTGGTGAACGGCGGCCTGGTCGCGCGGCCCAGGAGTGGCGTGCTCATTCCGCGCCGCCGTGACATCATCGTGCCCAGCATTCACGCCGCGATAATGCGCGGCAATTTCAGAAGTGAGGCGAGACTATGAGCGCACCTTATTTGGGCGATTTCGATACCGGCGTCACGGTTCGCATGATGTGGTCGAGCTATGGCGCGGACGGCGCGTCGATCACGCGGGCGACGAACGGCACGATCTCCGTGTACAAGAACAACGGCGTCACGCAGTCCACGTCTGGCGTCACGGACACCGAGGATTTCGACAGCCTCACGGGTATCCACGCCGTCGACATCGACCTGTCGAGCGACGGCACGTTCTACGCGGCCGGCAACAACTTCACGGTTGTGCTGAGCGGCGCGACGATCGACGGCAAGTCTGTGAACGCCGTCCTCGGCCACTTCTCGATTCGCAACCGCTATAACGTGCCGTCGGCGCTCGGCACCACGGCCAAGGCTGATGTCAACGCCGAAGTCGTCGACGCGCTGAACGTCGACACGTATGCTGAGCCTGGCCAGGAAGCTCCTGGCGCGACGGTGACGCTGCAGAAGAAGATCAGCTATCTGTACAAGGCATTCCGCAACCGCATCACGCAGGACGCGACGACGCAGAAGTTGTACGCAGACGACGGCACCACTGTTGATCAGAAGGCCACGGTTTCTGACAACGGCACGACCTTTGACCGCGGCGAGCTCGGCACTGGTCCGTAATTCAGAGGAGATTCTTCGATGTCAGAAGCAAGTGATTACCTGGAAAATGCGTTGTTCAACCACGTCCTGCGCGCGACGGGCTACAGCTCGCCGACGCCGCGGCTCGCGCTGTTCACGTCGACGGCGACGACAGGCGAGCTCGAGGCGAACACGCAGACCAACGAGGTCGCTAACTCCAATGCGTACGCCCGGCAGAGCGTGACATTTGGGGCGCCGACGAACGGATCGGGGTCGAACTCGAGTGCGGTCACGTTCCCCGTGGCGACGCCGGCTGGCTGGGGTACGATTCGCTACGGCGCAGTCGTGGACTCTGCAGCGCACAACGGCGGCCAGGTGCTCGTGTACACGCAGCTCGACGCCGACGTCATCATCGGCGCTGGCAACCAGTTCCAGTTCAACAGCGGAGCGTTCGTCGTCACGTTCGCCTGAGCGACCTGACGGCGACTGTCGTCGGGTAGCAAATGGCGCTGGACACCCGCAATAAGCGCGCATCAGCGGCTTCCATTCGGAAGCCCTGGGGCGTTTTGCTGCCGCTCCCAGACAGTAGCGTAGACCAGGCAGATCGCCAGCAAATAGTCGGGGCGTACGCAGGCATCAATGCCGACGCTGGTTTGAGCACGGCGTCGAAGCGCGCGTCTGCGGTCAGCGCGATGCGCGTGGCCATGCGCGCCGTGCCGATCCCAGACGGCACCGTCGGCGTCGTCGATCGCGCCCACCTCTCGCGCGCCTACTCGGGGTCGGCGTTCGGCGTGCCGGACAACACCGGCCAGGTTCTCGTCACGACTCTGGCGACTGGCGTCGGCACCATCAATGCGAGCGGCACGGCATCCGTAGTCGTTAGCGCAGCCGGCAACCTGGCGACGCCGCCGGCTATTCAGGAAGCCAACGTCAACATCACGGCGTCGGCGAGCGGCGACGTCATCGAGACCGTGGATCCCGTCAACGTCGCGATCACAGCTACTGCGGGCGCAGTGCTCGCTGCGACGGCGACGTGTTCAGTATCAACGAACGCCTCTGCTGCTGGCGGCGCTCCCGCGCAGGCGACGTGCTCGGTAAACATCACGTCGTCGGCGCGCGAAGCCAGTACGTCGGGACCAACGGCGGGCATCGCTCAGGTCAGCGTTCAGGTTCTTGCTATCGCCAGCGCGCAGTTCGCGAGCTCTGGTTCCGTCGGCGTTGCCGTTCAGGCGATCGCATCCGGATCTGTATCTGGCTTCGCGAATTCGCAGATCGTCGTCACCGCATCGGCGAGTGGTGACGACGGCCTCCCTGAGCCATCGACTGCGGTATGCTTGATCGCGGTGGCCTGCCAGGCGACGGGCTCATTGATTGCGCCGAGTCCTCCGGCGGCGCGCGGGCCGACGTCGAAAACCATAGACTTCAAGTCGTTGACCGACTACTACGGCAGGCGAAGCGGGCGCGTCCCCGTATATAGGTTCAGCGGCGGCCGGACGTTTTACGAGAGGGGTTCGTAGTGATTGTGACCAACCAGTCCTTGCGGGCGGCGAAGAAGTCCAGGGGCGGGCCCATACAGGTGCGCGACGCCGGCGGCGAACCAGAGGGCTACACGACGTCTGCCGCCGATCTCAAGTGCCGGGCGTCGACTGTGGTCATCGTGAAGCGCGTCGGCGACATCCTGGAGTCAAACTTCCCTGGCTGGGCGTGGGTAATCGCGCCCGACGAGCGCGGCGGCATCATCACGATTCGCTCGATGCGACTCGACGCGCGCTACGGCTATCTCCTGCACATCGCCCGCATCCAGGACGACCCACAGCTCAGTGCCGTGCTGCGCGCTGGCGGCGAGATTCTCGAGCGCGCCGGCATGCCGCGCGGCCGCTACACTCACGAAGCCTGGGCGGCGGCGAAGCGCAACATGGGACTCGTCGCCTACGACGTCAGCGACAAGAACGCGGCGTTCCGGCGTCGCTACCGCGACGAGGCGTTCTCGGCTGCGGTAAAGTCTGGCAAGTTGAAGGTTCGCGTCGTCGATAGGCGTACGGAGACTGGCGTGCAGCGGCAAATCTACATCGGGGATGGCAATGCGAGCTGAATCCGAAGACCCACGGCACACGCCGAACCTCGAGGGCACACGCGTTGGCGACGGCCAGGCGAGATTCGGTGACCCTGGCGATGACGAGTGGATCTCCAGGGCGCGCAACGCGTATTCGGCGTCCGACGACTGGTTCAACGCGTCGCTGCGCAAGAAGGCCGAGGAGAACCTCGCGCATTTCAGGAGCGTCCACAAGCCAGGGTCGAAGTACAACAGCGAGCTCTACCAGAAGAAATCCAGGGTTTTCCGGCCGAAAACGCGCGCCATGGTACGGCGCAGCGACGCCGCCATGGCGATCGCGTTCTTTTCCACGCAGGACATGGTGCACTGCACGGCGCTGAATCCCGCCAAGCACGATCAGGTGCTCGCCGCCGAGGTGCACTCCGCGCTGTTGAACTGGCGCCTCGAGCACACGATTCCGTGGTTCCTAGTTTGCGTAGGCGGCGCCCAGGATGCCGCGGTTCACGGCGTCGTGATCAGTAAACAGATATGGGATCGCCGCGTGCGCCAGCAGATGTACGCGGACATCTACGAGGAGGAGGACGGCAGCACCACGGTTGACCAGAGCAGCGAGGATGTCGTCGTCGCCGACAAACCCGACGTCAAGCTCGTGCCACTCGAAAACCTGCGCATTGACCCCGCCGCGGACTGGACGAACCCCATTGATTCGAGCCCGTACCTCATCGAGCTCTGCCCGATGTATATCCACGAGGTCCGTGAAAACATGGAGCGCGTGAACCCGCGCACGGGCAAGCCCCTGTACCGGCACTACGACACCGGAGTCCTGCAGGCCGCTCTGCAGCAGGACTGGGATTCGATTCGCAAGATGCGCGAAGGCCAGCGCATCGACAAGTACCAGAACGACGTTGCCATCGACGACTACAAGATCGTGTGGGTGCACAAGGGCTTTTACCGCGTCGACGGCGAGGACTGGTACTGCGAAACCCTGGGCACCGAAATGATTCTCGCCGAGCCAGAGTTAGCCGCCGACGTATTCCCGCATCTGATGCCTGGCGAGCGCCCGTACTCGATGGGCTACGCGTCGATCGAAGCCCACATGGCGTTCCCGACGTCGCCCGTCGACATGACGTCTGGCATGCAGGAGGAGATCAACGACGTCGCCAACCTGCGCCTGGACAACGTCAAGCTCGCGCTGAATCGCCGGTGGTTCGTGCGCCGCGGCCAGGGCGTTGACGTCACCACGCTGATCCGCAACGTGCCATCGTCTGCGGTCATGATGACCGACGTCGAGCGCGACGTCCGCGAGATCTCCACGCAGGACGTCACGCGGTCGAGCTACGAGGAGCACAACCGGCTGTCCATGGAGTTCGACGAGCTCGGCGGCAATTTCTCGGCGGCGTCGGTGGGCAGCAATCGCCAGCTCAACGAGACCGTGGGCGGCATGTCGCTGTTGTCAGCCGACGCCTCGCAGATTCAGGAATTCCAGGTGCGCACCGTAGCCGAGACCTGGGTGCAGCGCGTCATGCGCCAGCTCGTCGCCATGGAGTCAGCCTATGAAACCGACGACGAAGTTCTCGAAATCATCGCGGCCACCGCGCAGTTACCCGTCGAAATGATTCACCAGCTACTCGGCGTCAAGACTCAGGTACGAGTGAACGTAGGATTCAGCTCGACGCAGCCTGAGAAGCGCGTCGGCAAGTTGCTGCTCGGCGCCGACGCGTTGAACCGCATCGACCCGACGATCATGCAGGGCGCGGACAAGAGCGAAATCGTCAAGGAAGTCTTCGGCGCCCTGGGATACCGCGACGGATCGCGGTTCTTCCCGGACCTCGGCAACGCCCAGCAGGATCCGCGCATTCAGCAGCTCGAGCAGCAGGTCCAGCAGTTGAGCGCAATGCTGGAAAACCGCACGGCGGAGACCAAGATGCGCGTGGACGGCATGATCAAGGCCAAGCAGATCGACTCGGCAACGCGACTCGAGATCGCCGCGATGCAGGCGAAGATCAAGGCCGCCGAGCTCCGGCTCGCCGAGATCGACCGCATGCTCGCCGGAGAACAGGAAGACACCAAGCGCAAGGAGCTCTACTTGCAGCGCGAGGCGCTCAGCCATAGCATCAGCGACGACAACAGGAACTTCATCTTGAAGCTGCAGCAGGCCGCGCAGGCGCAGTCCCAGGCCGCTAAGCCGGGCGGCAAGTCGGTGGTTCCCGCCAAGCCAAATGGCGCCATGAATCTCGCCGGCAACGACAAGGCGGGCGTGATCAGTCGTGGCGACTTCGGTGAGATCCCGCAGAATTCGATGTAACGAGGACCGATGGCAGACAAGGATCCGCTCGACGGCTTTCGCGGCGCGAAGGCTCCCGACGATGAAGAACACGTCGCCGAAGCCGAACTCCGCAACCGGCTCGGCGAGAACGAGGGCCTCGTCGACATCCTCATCATGTCCGAGCGCATGGAGTCCTGGATCAACCAGGACCCCGTCGGCAAGTTCATTTTCAAACAGGCCCAGGATGACCTGGACGCAGCGGTGAAGACGATCTTTTCGGAAACCGATCTGGCGTCAGCGGCTTGCCGGGACGCGCATTTCCGCGGGCGCGTGGCGATCGCCATGCTCGGCCTGATCGAAGAAACTTTGCAGGCCGGCAAGAATGCCGCGCAGGCGATTACCGGCGAAGATTAACCACGAGGAGATTTCCATGGCCAAGAAACAAGCAAAACCGACCCAAGCACCAGCGCCTGCAGAGGCCCCCATTGATCCGGGCGTAGAGCTCGACGAAGTCGTGGCGGAGCCAGCGGCCGCAGCCGCGCAGCCCGTAGAAGACGCAGCCGCACAGGAGTCCGATCTGCGCCGCAAGCTCGACGAAAAGAGCTTCTCGAAGGCCGACCCGCGCGCGGCGATGTGGGCGAAGCGCAGCGGCATCGTCGACGCCGAGCGCCAGGAGCTCGTCGACTCCGATCCCGGCCAGGCCCGCGCAGGCGATGCGATCGCCGGCGCCGAGCCCAGCGCGGAAGACGTGGACGCCGCAGCGGCGGCCGCAGATGACGCCGCCGGCGCGCCTGGCGATGCGCAGGGCGACGCGCCTATTGCATCTGCTGCGAAGATGGTTAAGATTGTCGTCGACGGCGTTGAGCGCGAAGTCAGTGAAGACGACGTACGCAACGCTGGAGTGGCGGCACTGCAGAAGTTGTCCGCCGCCGATGCCAGACTCCAGGAGTCCGCTACCCATGAGGCGCGGGTCCGGGCCTGGGCAGAAGCAGAAGAAGCGCGGCTGCGAGCGATCGCCGCCTCGATTCGTACAAGTCCTCCGCCATCCGCTACGGACGCGCAGGCACCAGAAGACGTGAAGTCCACCATCGAGAAATCGCTGGGGATGCTCGTCGAAGGACAGCAGAAAGAGGCTGCAGAGCTTCTGGCTTCTGTCCTAAATCGGAGAAACGCAACGGCCTCCCCGGAAACGGCAGGGCGCGGTGCTGATCCGAATGGTGCGGATTCACAGTTGACGGTTCAGCCGCCCCCTGTGCGCCGTAGCAAGACGGAAATCGAGGAGGCAAACCGCGTATTCAACGATGAATACGGCGATCTCAACGATGCCGCCTTCGAGTTCACGAAGGAATTGGCGCTCGCCAATCTTCGCGATCCGAGCAACGCGAGTCGCAATGTCACCGACATCGTTCGCGCCGCCGGAAACAAGGCTCGAGCGGTATTCAAGAACGTAACGCCTCCGGCGCCGACGCCGAGCGCGGCCCCGACACCGGGAGCCGACGCCCAGGAAAGCCGCCGCCAGCTCAAGGGCCGAATTCCTCTCGCTCCGACCGGCGCAAGTGCTCGGGCTCCTGCGCCACCATCCGAGGGTCCGCGATTGCCTACAAACAAGGATTACGTAGCGGCGTTGCAGCGGCGATCCGGGAGTAACTCAATCCCGAGATAGAGTCGGCAGGCGTCGCGCGAGGAGGATCAAGCGATGTCTGGTCAATTATGGGGCGTAAGCTCTCTCGGCGGTTTCATGTACTCCGACGAGCTGTCGAACGTGCTGCGCACGGCTCTGCAGCCCGTCGTGAAGTTTCGGCAGTTCTGCGATGCCAAGGACGCCATGGACAAGGGTCTCGGGCGCGGCCAGCTCTATAGCTGGAACACGTACTCGGACGTGGCGACCGGCGGCAACACCCTGGCGGAAGACCAGGAAATGCCGACCACGAACTTCACCATCAAGCAGCAGAGCTTGACGGTGACGGAGCTCGGCAATTCGGTGCCATACACCGGCAAGCTCGACAACCTGTCGAAGCAGCCGATCTCCGAGATCATCCACAAGGTCCTGAAAAACGACGCCAAGAAGACGCTCGACGCCAAGGCGTACGAGCAGTTCGACCTGACGCCGTGGAAGGTTCAGGCGTCTTCGGGCTCGTCGACGACTGCTGTCACCTCGGTGACGAGCGGCAGCATCGGCCTGACGAACAACGTCGCGTTCCGCAAGGATCACGTCAAGCCGATCGTCGACCTCATGAAGGAACGCAATGTTCCTCCGTATCAGGGCGATGACTACTTCGCGATCGCCTGGCCGAGCACGCTGCGCACGATGAAGAACGACCTGGAGTCCGTGCACACGTACGTCGACCAGGGCTTCGTCATGATCATGAACGGCGAAATCGGCCGCTACGAGGGCATGCGCTTCGTCGAGCAGACGAACGTGGCCAAGGGCGGCGCCGAGGACTCGACGACGTTCGTGTTCCCGTATCGCACCGCGGACGCGTGGAACAACGCGCTCTCCGACTGGATTTTCTTCTTCGGCGAGGACACCGTGGCGGAAGCCCTGGTTATCCCCGAGGAGATCCGGGCGAAGATCCCCACGGACTACGGCCGGTCGCGCGGCGTTGCCTGGTACTACCTCGGCGGCTTTGGCATCGTCCACGGCGCCAATGGTGACGCCGTCAACCTGCGCATCCTCAAGTGGGAGTCCGCGGCCTGAGCCGCGGCAACCACCCCACCCACAAGGAGTAACACAACATGTCTCACTATGATAACGGCATCGTCTGCAGCTACAGCTTCGGCAGCCTTGCCTTCGGCGGTTCGGGTTCGGCGTGGGCTCTCAAGCCCCCGGCAGGGCTGAATCGCGGCAAGATCGTCGACATCCAGGTGCAGGTGTCCGTGCTGTTCACCGCGGTGACCACGCCGGCGTACGTGCGCCTCGGCTGGGCTGCGGACGATGACTACTACGCGCAGCTCTCCATGGGCACGGCGGCGGCGACGGATGCCTATGGCATTCGCAACGTCGGCTACGACGTTGCGGTGTTCAAGAGCATCAACATGGTGGTCGACGCGATTTCGCAGGTCGAGGTCGTGTTCGTCGCGGCCACCGGCGGCACGCCGGCTGGTACTGGTGTTCCAAACATCATGATCAACTGGTGGTAATCGGCGCGCCGGGTGTAGGATTGCACCCGGCATCCCGACCCAACCTAACGAGGAGATTGACGTCATGAAGCGCGACGCAGAACAGTCTGCCGGCATCGAGTCCGGCGTGTCGAAGAAGGAAAAGATCGGCAACTACATGCCGCGGGAGCAGAACGAGAAGAACGGCAAGCCGCGTTCTCCGGCGACTGAATCCGCGCCCGGCGGCCACAAGATCAAGTAGGCCGTGGCAAAGGAGCCGGCTGAACTCCCCTTCGACGCCGCCTTTGAGTCGGCGTCGGAGGCGAGCAGCGAATACGAGGAGCGCGCGAAGGCCATGCTTCGCGGCGTGGATCCGCGGCCGAGCGCGCAGCGAATGGCGCCGGGGCCGACGCACACGTCGCCGTGCAGCTACCTCGAAACCAACCAGCGCGCGCCGTACATGGCAGCCGAGGAGATCCGCAAGCCGGGGCTCGACGAGGGCGTGGCCGCGCGGCAGAAAATCACATGAGGTATTCCCATGAAGTTGAACAGAGACCAGCCGTTCGGAGTCGTCGGCGGTGACTACCACGGTGCGGTGACGTTCCAGGGCGGGCACTATTTCGACGCCCAGGACAACTACGTGCTGTCGGCGCCTGGTGTTACGCCGCCGCCTGGTGTGAAACCACGCGCGGCTCCGGATGCGCCGGAGGCTGTAGCAGAGACCAGCGCGGCGCCGGCAGAGGCCCCGGTTGTCGACGGCCTCACGCGTGAGCAGACCCTGAATCAGCTCAGCGTGACGCAGTTGAAGACGCTGATGGCGGCTGCTGGCGGAGAGCCGGTCATCGGCAGCGGGGCGAAGAAGAAGATGATCGACTGGTTGCTGGCCAATACTCAGTAGGGTCAGCGTGATTTCGCGGGGGCACTGGCTTGACGTATCTCGAACTCTGCAAGGAGCTTGTCAGTGAACTCGGCATTGCCGGCGGCAGTGGTCCGACAACCGTTGTAGGCCAGACCGGCGCGCTTGGTAACGCCTGTCGCTGGATTCGGCAGGCGAACAACGACATCAACGTCCAGTGGAAAAACTGGCGATTCCTGTGGACTGAGTACAATGAAATGCTGCAGGCCGGCATTCAAATGCCGCCGGCGCCGAGCACGCCGTCCGGAGTTCGCGTCAGGCAGTGGGATCGCTCGTCGATCTACCTGAACAAGTACACGAACTCGCCAATCCAGCTCGAGTTCGTGCCGTGGCCGGTGTTCCGCGCGCAGTACGGGTTTGGTGTCCCAGTCGCCGGGCAACCGCTGGTGTTCTCGGTCAAGCCTGATAACACGCTGATAGTCGATCGGCCCGTCGACGCCATCTACTCGATCACCGGGGAATTCTGGCGGCGCGCCGTGCTGCTCACCGCAGACAACGACATGCCGGACATGCCCGAGGAGTACCACCGGCTGATCGTCGCCACGGCGGCCGTGAAGTACGCCAACAAGGAAGACGCGCCCGAGGTAATCAGCGGCATGGAAGCCGAAATGATCAACCTTATGGACAAGCTGCAATCCGATCAGCTCGACGGCTTCGAGCTCGACAACATGTCGACGCAGGACGTCACCGCAGCCATGGTCCTGCCCGGCGAGGCGGATTAGGTGGACGTCGTACTCGCCAGACGCCGCGCGCGTAACACGCGGCCGTCTCGGGTCGTGGACAGCGATTTCTTCGCCTTCCAGGGCGGACTCAACCAGGTAGACCCACCGCTCGCCATCAAGCCCGGGTACATCATTGCGTCGCGCAACTACGAGCCGGCGATTCGCGGTGGCTATGAGCGCGTCTCCGGCTACGAACGCTATGACGGCCGCACGGCGCCGTCGGACGCCGGCTACTGGGTGCAGAACTACGACGCCGCGACAGCGGTTCCAGCGATTAGCGATACGGTGACAGGCGCGAGTTCTGCTGCAACTGGTCATGTCCTCGCCGTCGTCGAGACCCAGGCGGTCACGCACATCAACCGCGCGCTGCGCTCCAACGACCTGACGAACGCGTCGTGGACGAAGCTGAACGCGTCGCTGAGCACAGATGCCATGACGAACCCGCTGGGCACGCAGACGCGCACGATTATAGATGACGGCGCCAATGCATCCCACGAGGTCCGCCAGATCATCGCGAAATCAGCGGCGACGCAAACGTGGCGGACGACATGGTGGGTGCGTGCCGACACCATTGAGCGCGTGCGCATCGCCGTCGAGGACAGCGCGGGCGGCACGAACGGCGCCTGGGCGAGCTTCAACCTGACGGCGGGCGGCGTCATAGCGACGGGAGTCGCGGGCAGCGGAATCACTGTGATCAGCCAGGAGCTCACGGATCTCGGCGGCGGCTGGCGACGCGTCGCGATCACGGCGTCTGTAGACGCTGGCATCGCCAACGTGCAGGCGCGCCTGAATCTGATCAATGAGCTCGGCGCGGTGACGTATGCAGGCATAGGCAAGCAACTGTTTTTCGCCGGCGCGCAGCTCGAGCTCAGCCCGTCCGCGGACTCCTCGGTGTTCGTGCTCACCGACGCCGAGATCCGCGGCAACGGCACTGGGTACTACGTCATTGGCCTTGTGACCGGAACCTTCGCGGACAACGAGGATCTCGACGTCAGTGCGGTGACGCAATCGCGTGCGAACGGCTCTGCGTCGGTCAATGCTGCGGCCACGGATGCCCTGGACGCCGAGTACCGCGTGCTCGCGCGCGAAGACGCCAGGGCTGACATCACCGCAGTTCCCGGGTCGGGACGCGTTCTCGGCGTCGTCGTCTACGACGGCGTGGTCTACGCGTTCCGCAATAACGTCGGCGGCACGGCGGCCGTCATGCACAAGGCTACGACGTCGGGGTGGACGGCGATCCCGGCGTCGCGGAAGCTCAGGTTTACGGCTGGCCTGGCCGCGGGCATCGTGGAGGGCAACACGGTCACCGGGCTGACGTCGAGCGCAACTGGAGTCGTGCGCCGCGTCGTCGTGCAGTCCGGCACGTTTGCCGGCGACAATGCCGTCGGGTTTCTCATCGTGACCGGAGTCACGGGGGCCTTTGTCAACGCCGAGAGTCTGCGCGTCGCCGGTACGACGAGGGCGACGTCGAACGGCGCCGACGCCGCGCAGACCTTGGCGCCCAACGGGCACTACGAGTTCCGCGTGCACAATTTCTACGGGCACACGAAATCGAAGCGGCTGTACGGCGTCGACGGCGTCAACTACGCCTTCGAGTACCAGAGCGGAGCCGAGGAATTTTTCTGCCAGATCGAGACGGGCATGACGACGGACGCGCCCACGCACCTCGCCGTGCACCGCGATCGCCTGTACCTCGCGTTTCAGGGCGGCTCACTACAGCGGTCGGGAAATGGGGACCCGGCGGTGTGGACGGTAGCCGCAGGCGCCGCGGAGCTCGCGCTCGGCGAGGAGATCGTCGGCCTCCTCGAGGAAGTCGGGCAATCGCTGTTCGTCTTCGGCCGCAACCGGACGAAGTACCTGGCGGGGTCGCCGCCCAACGAGATCCTCGAAAACTTCGCCACGGAGACCGGCGCGATCGAGTGGACGGTGCAGCGCATCGCGCAGGGCATCTATCTCGACGACATCGGCATTACCGGCCTCGCCGTCACCGATCGCTTCGGCAACTACATATCGAATTCTCTGAGCCAGCTCATTCAACCCCTGCTGCAACAGCTCAGGCAGAAGGCGATCTCGAGCTGCATCGTCCGCGAGAAGGGCCGGTACAGGCTGTTCTTCGACGACAACCAGTTCATATCGGTGGCGTTCAACGGCACGAAGCTCGTCGGCATGACGGCGTGCGACTACGGCCTCGCCGTGCGCACGGTGTTCTCCGGCGAGGACGCTGCCGGCAAGGAAATGATCGTCTTCGGCGCCGACAGCGGCTACGTCTACCAGGCGGAGCGCGGCACGAGCTTCGACGGCGAGCCCATTGAGGCATTCGCGCGCCTCGCCTTTCACTTCTCGGGGTCGCCGAATCTCAACAAGCACTACCGGCGCGCGCAGTTCAACATCACATGCGCGGGGCCGACGACGATGCGCATCGGCGTCGACTACTCGTTCGCCGATCCCAGCGCCGGCCAGGAGCCCATCAAGGACCTCGCCCTGGCCGGAGGCGGCGCCTTCTGGAACCTGTTCAACTGGAACCAGGCGAACTGGGGAACGCCGCTCGTGCCCGCCGCGATTGTCGATCTCAATGGCGAAGGCTTGAACATGAGTTTTCTGTTCGCGCATTCTTCGGCGGAGGAAAACGCGCACAGGCTCGACGGCGTCAATTTGCAGTGGTCGCGGCGACGCGTCAACAGGGGAACAACGTATGGCTAATCGGTTCTATGGCAACACGCCGACACTGGTGCAGGGGCAGAGCGCGCGCGCCGAGGCCGTAGAGGCCAAGCACAACGAGGTCGAAGGCGGTTTTCTCGCCGTCGCCAACGAAATGAATCGCGCGATTCGCTTCACCGACGGCACGCCCAATGAGGCCGCGTTTCAGATGGCGGCAACGTCTGCGCAGCGCGCGAACAAGCTGCTGGGTTTCAGCGCAGCCGGCAATCCCGATCTTTTCAGCAGCACCTTCGTGTGGCGCGGCAACTGGACGAGCAGCGCATTTTATGCCGTCAACGACGTCGTGCGCGGACCGGAGAGCGCGAACTACTCGATCTACATCGTGACGACATCGCACACGTCGGCTGGTTCAATCGCTACCGATATTTCGGCTGGCCGTCTCGCCGTCATGATCGACCTCCAGGAAATGCAGCGATTCATCAGGCGCTTCCAGATCGTTACGACGAACTACAACGCCGTGCCCGGCGACGACCTGTTTGTCGACGTCACCGCTGGCGCGGTGACGATCACGCTGCCCGCGGCGCCCGTGCTCAGCGACCAGCCCATCAGCATTTGCCACGCCGGCGGCAACGTCGCGGCGAACAACATCACGATCGCGCGCAACGGCAAGCTGATCATGGGCCTCGCCGAGGACATGACGGTGAACACGGGGAACGCGAGCTTCGAGCTCGCCTTCGTCAACGACACCCTGGGGTGGCGGCTAGTCAAGGGAACGTGACATGAGCAACTTCCTCACGCTTCGCGTTGTCGGCCCGACTGGATCCAGTGGCCCGCCAGGATCTCCGGGATCGCCGGGCCCCGCCGGTCCCACGGGTCCCACGGGTCCCACGGGTCCGCAGGGCCCGCAGGGATCCAATGGTCCGCCCGGCGCCCTGGGCCCGTCTGGGCCGCCGGGACCGACGGGAGTCAACGGATCTCCTGGCGCGCCGGGAACGATCGGACCGCCTGGGCCTACGGGTCCGCCAGGACCTCCGGGTCCGACTGGCGCGACGGGAACCACGGGACCGACGGGACCGAGTGGCGCCACGGGACCCACGGGCCCCGCAGGACCTGCAGGACCGCCCGGACCTCCGGGACCGCTGGGCCCCACGGGACCGACTGGGCCGACGGGACCGAGCGGTGCGCCGGGCCCAACCGGGCCGACCGGACCGACTGGCCCCGCCGGACCCGCTGGCCCGCCGGGGTAACTCGTGAGCGTGCTCTCTCAGTTCTTCCTGTTCCCGCCCGGGTCGCCCGGAGCCGCTGGAGCGCCCGGGCCTACGGGGCCCGTTGGCGCGTCTCCTGTCGGCCCGCCCGGGCTGACAGGATCTCCGGGGCCAGCGAATACAACACCGGGACCTCAGGGACCTCCTGGACCGCCAGGGCCTCCTGGCCCGCAGGGTTCGTCTCCTGGGCCGGCGCCGTCACCGCATGGGCCAACTGGTCCTACTGGTCCTACTGGTCCGCAGGGGCCAACTGGGCCAGCAGGACCAACAGGGCCAACTGGGCCGTCTCCAGTCGGTGCGCCCGGCCCCACGGGATCGCCGGGCCCATCGGGGCCGCTGCGCACCGGGCCAACGGGACCAACTGGACCCACGGGGCCGTCGCCGCCCGGGCCCACCGGGCCCACTGGACCGCCTGGTCCGCCTGGGCCGGCCGGCATCAACGGCGGAGTGTCTCCGTCCTTGGTAACGAAATCGGTGACGGCGCCGCCAGGGGCTTCCCGCTCGCTGCTCAGCCCAACCGTGTCGGCAACGTACACGGGCGGAGCCGCAGGCACGCCGAGCTATGCGTGGGAGTTTGTCTCGCAGAACGCCGGAACATTCGAGAATCCGGTCAATGCGAGCTCGATGATCATCAGACGCACTGACAACTGCAACAACCAGACGGAAAGCGTCACCTTCAAGTGTAAAGTTACGGACGCCCTCGGGAACTTTTCGTACACCGAGGTCGCAACGGCAGAATTCACGTACAACAACACCGATTAGAGGAACCCATGAACTCAACAGGATATTTCATTCAGCCACAGATGCGCAGCGCGCATTTCAACACGCACTACCAGTACAGCGGTGGCAACCGCATGTTCTCCGCGGTGGAGTGCGACGCCATCGTCGAGCTCGGCAAGTCGCTGAACCTGCAGTACGGCGCCATTGGAAACCCGGACCAGTCGCGAGTCGACCCCAATTATCGCCACGTCCAGGTTGCGACTCTCGCGCACACGCAGAAGACGTCGTGGATCTACGAGCGCGTGCACACCAAAGTACAGGCGTGCAACGACGAGGACTACAGGTTCGAGCTCAGCGGCCTCCTCGAGGAATTCCAGTTCTTGAAGTACGAGGCCGCTGAAACCAAGGACGAGACGCCCGGGCACTACAACTGGCACCAGGATTTCGGCGCGCACTACATGTCGCGACGCAAGATTTCCGTCGTCGCGCAGCTCTCAGATCCCGGCGACTACAACGGCTGCAATTTGATGATTTGCGATCCAGGCCCGAAGATATTGAACGGCATCTACGCTGAGCGTGGCGCTGCCGTTCTTTTTCCGTCCTGGACTCCGCATTGCGTGACGGCGATCACGCGAGGCACGCGGTACTCTCTGGTCGCCTGGGTTCACGGCAGTCCATTCAGGTAGGCAATGCGCGAGACCATAGTCACAACTGGAGACCTGCTCACAGAGTACAACCTCGACGGTGGCGCCAAGGTCGTTCGCATCGAGCGCCACGCGCAGGCCGCCGCGCACCAGTTGGCTATTGCGATCACGCCGGCCGCGGGCAGCGGAACGCTGCGCATCCGCGGCGTACCGACTGGCGCCAAGCACGCAGCCGTCATCATCGCAGCGTCATTTGAAGCCGTACCGCTCAACGCCGGCAACCAGTCGCTGAACTTCGTCGGCCTCTACGAACAGCTCGAGTTCACACCGCAAAGCGCGCCTGGCGGCACGAAGATCAGCATCAGCCTGGTGTCAACCGATGGCGACATGATGCAAGGGCCGCCTGGCCCCACGGGACCGACCGGCCCTGGCGGCGGCCCTGTTGGCCCCCCGGGGCCCGCCGGCGCCGCTGGTCCCGCCGGGCCGGCCGGCGCTACCGGACCGTCTGGAAGCGCCGGACCTCCGGGTCCGGCTGGATCTCCTGGCCCAACGGGCCCCGCTGGTCCGACTGGTCCGGCTGGTACGACGGGCCCGCCAGGCCCAACCGGCCCATCGGGTTCCGCTGGTCCGCCTGGTCCCACAGGTCCGACTGGAGATCCTGGCGGGCCTCCAGGCCCTACGGGTCCAGCAGGACCGCCGGGCCCATCTGGAAGCACCGGACCCACTGGGCCCCCAGGAGCCGATGGCGCTGCCGGCCCGCCTGGGCCAACTGGCCCGGCTGGCCCGGCTGGTCCGGCTGGCGGAACTGGCCCGCCTGGCCCAGCGGGCACGGCTGGTTCTGTGTGGTTTAGCCAGTCAGGCGCGCCGAGTGCACCGACAGGCGTCAACGGTGACCACGCCCTCGACACCGCGACCGGCGAGATATACGAGAAGATCACGGGATCCTGGACATCGCAGGGCAACATTCTCGGCCCCACAGGGCCGCCTGGTCCGACTGGGCCAAGCGGTCCTGCTGGCGGGGCAGGTCCCACAGGGCCGCCTGGCCCGACGGGTCCGGCTGGTCCCGCAGGGCCTCCTGGCCCGACGGGCCCAACGGGGACCGCGGGAGCCGTGTGGTTCAGTGATACCGGAGTGCCGAGCGCGCCGACCGGAGTCAACGGCGATCATGCGTTGGCGACCGGAACCGGAGAAATCTACGAAAAGATCGGTGGCACCTGGACGTCGCAAGGCAACATCCTCGGGCCGGCTGGTCCTACTGGTCCGCCTGGCCCTACTGGTCCCGGCGGGCCTCCCGGTGGCACGGGGCCGGCTGGTCCGAATGGACCGCCAGGGCCGAACGGACCTACTGGGCCCACTGGGCCGACGGGATCCATTGGCAGACCGGGCGGCGCCCTGCAGTACGTGTTCAGCACGACGACCACGGATGCCGATCCCGGCAATGGTGTGCTGCGCTTCAACAACGCCGACCAATCGGCGACGACGCAGATTTTCATCGACCTCCTCGACAACGACGGCAACACGGTCACGACCTGGCTGGATTCGTTCGACGACGGCACGGGCACGGTAGAGGGCCACCTCTACGTCCTGAAATACTCGTCGTCCGGCGTCATCAGCGGGCAGATATTCACGATCTCAGCGGTCACCACGGCAACGGGATACCGCAAGATTACGGTGGCCGGTGTTCAGGAACTCGGCACAGCGGAGCCATTCGCGAATAGCGACGTCATATACGTCGAGTTCGTCCGCGCCGGTGATCTTGGTCCCACGGGTCCAGACGGGCCGCCGGGCCCCACGGGGCCGACTGGGCCCACGGGTTCAGTCGCGGGATCGTCGACATGGGTGCAGTACAACAACGGCGGTGTATTCGACGCCAGTTCGTTATTTACGTTCGATGAAAGCACTGGACAGCTCAACGTTCCTGGGCGCACGCGCTTCGCTGCGGGATCGGCGACCGCCGATAGCTGGCCAAAATTTGCCGTCGGCCCGCTGTTGACGACGGCAGAAGACGGCGCCGTCGAGCTCGACGACAACTGTTTCTACATGACAACGGATGCCGGCAACCGCGGCGTCGTTCCGATCGAGCACATCATTCGCGCCGACGCCGCGGAGACCCTGACGTCGCAAACCGGCGCGCAGGCGATTTTCGACAGCCCGACAAATGGCCAGATCACGTTAGAGACCGGCGTCTACCAATTCGATGCGCTGATCGCACTGACCTCGATGAGCGGCACGACAGGAAATGCGACCTTCGACTTCGGCGGCACGGCGACTATGGGAGCATTCCTATGGCATGGCTTCGGTCGCGATGTCGCCGCAGACGCCGCCACCGGAAACTTGTCCGGCAGCTACTCAGTAGACGCCACGCTGGTCGCAGCTCCGCTTGTGACGACCGGAACGGCCACGGCAGCGTTCTTTAAGCTGGAGGGAACGCTTGAAGTAACCGCTGGCGGTACAGTCATCCCGCGTATTTTGCTGCAAACCGCTGCTGCTGCCGTGGTCTCTATCGGCTCGTATTTCAGGATTCGCCGCCTGGGAAGCACTTCGATGGTCAGCGTTGGTCAATGGGACTAGTATTTCAATAGCTCTGGGGGGTGTAACGTGGAGGATCGAATCGTCAAGTTAGAGGGTGGTGTTACCGATCTCAAAATTGCTAACGCCAAACTCGCGGTTAGCGTAGAGCATTTGGCGGCTTCTGTACGCTCTCTGGTGTCGACTGTCGATGTCCTGCGCGATACCATCAACCAGGGCCGCGGCGCCGTTTGGGTCATAGTAGGCGTCTCGGGGGCCATCGGCGCGTTGATTGCCGCCGGCATCGCTAAGCTACTGGGGTGGATCGACAGATGAGCGCCTTCGACCAAGCCTTTCAGTTCCTGCTGGGCTCAGAGGGCGGGTTTTCTCTGGACCCCAAGGATCCCGGCAACTGGACGGGGGGAAAGCCTGGCGTCGGACAGCTCAAGGGCACGAAGTACGGCATCGCCGCCAACAGCTACCCGAAGGTCGACATCGCCAACCTCACCGTCGAGCAGGCCAAGGCTATCTACAAGCGCGACTACTGGGATCCCATGGGCTGCGATGGTCTGCGCTACGGTCCCGCGCTGGTAATGTTCGACTGCGCAGTCAACCAGGGCGTAGCGCGCGCCAAGGAAATACTCGCCAAGGTCGCGACGTCGAAGGAGTCGTTCACCGTGGCCTACCAGGCAGAGCGCATGCTGCACTACGCCAGCCTGGCGACGTGGCCGACTTACGGCCGCGGGTGGTCTCGGCGCCTGCTCAAGACCTGTATCGAGGCGCAGAAAGATGTTTGATCTCACGCCGTCGCAGTTGAAGCAAGTCCTCGCGCTGCTGGTGCTTGCGATCGCAATGGCGCTAGTCATCCGATCTCTGATCGTGCGCGATCGGAAGAAAGGCGGATTTTCGTTTGAACAACTGTTGATGGATGACAAAGGTAAATCGAGCAGCGCCCGGGCGATCGCGCTCGGCGCGTTCGGTGTCACCACTTGGGGGCTGGTTTACGCCCTACTGACCAAGGACAACTCCATAGATTTCTTCATCGCCTATATTTCCGCTTGGGTTGCTGCCAAGAGTGCGGACGCATTTGCCAATAGGCCGCCGCCGAAGGATTCGTAATGCCGTGGATAATCGCATTCCTGCTCAAGCGCGGGCTCTCCGAGAAGGCCGCCAACTTCGTCGGCCCAGCCGTGGTCTACGTCGTCGCCGCGCTGCTCCTCTGGGGCGCCTACGGGCTCTGGCACCACAACGTCTACAAGCAGGGCTACGACGCCGCCGTGGCGATCTGGAAACCCAAGCTCGAGGCGCAGACCACGGCGTACGCCAAGGCCGCCGCGGACGCAGAGGCCAGGAATACGGCTAAGATTGCCGCCGCCACGGCGAGGAACAAGGAGATCACCGATGCATTATTCGACAAGACCAAAGAGGCTGCTGCCCTTCGTAGCGATCGCGATCTCGCTCGCGTCCTGCTCAGGATTGCGCGAGAAACAGCCGCCCGCCGTGGTGAAGTGCCCGCCGCCGGTGATCAGCCCGGAACTCCTGGTGCCGGCGGAGAGGAAGGCGATGGATCTCTTGAAGGCACTGTTGCCGACGCCTTCGGCGAGTGCCGACGCAACGCCGACCGGCTCGACGCGTTGATCGCCGAAATCAAACCACAGCTTAGCCCCGAGTAAGGTGACGTCATGGCGCAGCTTCTGACCGACCAGGAATTGAACTCAGGAACGCCGCTAGTCAAGTCTGCGCCAGTGCCTGAGCAGGCGACGACACCGAGCCCGGCGGCCGCGGAGAAGATGCTGCTGCCGCCGAGTGCAGCATTGCCAACGCAGTCGCCGGGCACGACGCCGGCGAGTCAGACCACGCAGGCGCCGCCGGCCGCGGTGAATACGGCGCCCGTGGTTCCGGCTCCGGTTCTCGGCAGCGTCGACGCGAAGTCCACGGTCGCCGGCCAGATTCGCGAGCTGCTGTCGTCGGGCAATCCGTACGTCGAGCAGGCGCGCCAGCGATCGCGCGAGGCCGCGAGCTCGCGCGGGCTCCTGAATTCCACGATGGCCGTGCAGGCCGGCGAGGAAGCCGCCATTGCCGGCGCGCTGCCCATCGCCTCGCAGGACGCCCAGGCGAATTTCAACCAGGGCCTCGCCAACCAGAGCGCGCAGAACTCGTTCGGGCTCAACGAGCAGCAGATACAGGGGCAGTCGCGACTCCAGGGTGAATCCAGCATTCAGCGCATGGCGGAAGCCGCGAAGGCCGGCGACATCCAGAGCCGCCAGCTCCTCGAGCAGTTCGGCTACAACTTCCAGTTGTCCGCGCAGGAGAACATCAACCGTCTCAACCTCCTCGACAAGGAGGGGCAGTTGCGGCTCGGCGAAATCTCCGCGCAGGGCGACCAATCAGCGCGGCTCGCCGCCATTGACTTCAATTACCGCGCGTCGCTCCTCGATCGCGAGGCCGGCATCAATCTGACGCTTGAGGACAAACGATTCCAGAACCAGCAGCAGTTGCTGTTCACGGAATTCGCGCAGCGCCTCAACCTCGCCCAGGATGATTCGCGCCTGCAGATCGAGCGCATGAACGTACAGCACCAGCAGACGCTCGCGCAGATCGCCGCGCAGGCTGAGGCCACGCGGATCGCCGACTACGGTCCGCGCCTGCAGGCGCAGTACCTGGCGTCGGTCAGCGATCGCATGAACGGCGCGAGCAACGAGATCGCGCAGATCTACTCGACGCAGGGCCTCACCGCTGCGCAGCAGCAGACCGCGGTGGCCAACGCGTATCAGCGCGTCAATCAAGATCTCGGCGCCCTGCAGGCGTACTACCAGCAGTCCCCGCTCTGGGATCCGGCGTGGGGCAGTCAGACCATTCAAACCCCTGGGCAGACTACTACCCCTGGGTCGGGTCCAATCATGACAACGCCCGAGCAGTCTCCGGGGTTCAGTCAGAACGATTTCAGGGCCATTTTTTAGCGATGTCACATGATACGAAACGCCTTTCTGTCGGATGTCTCGGCGATCGAGGAGCTGGGTCTGCGCCTCAAGATCAAGACGCCGTACGCGACGTGGAAGTACGATCGCGAGCGCGGGCTCAAGCAAATCCGCTACTGCATCAGCTCGAATATGGGCTGTGCATTCGTCGCCGAGACCGACGGCAAGCTGGTCGGCGTCATGCTCGGCGTTGCCCAGGAAATGTGGTTCTCTCCGCAGCGAGTCGCATCCGACCTGTTGTTCTACTCGGAGCGCCCTGGCGTCGGCTACTTTCTGCTCAAGCGGTTCATGGCGTGGGCGTGGGGGATTAAGTCAGTGCATCAAATCCTGTTAGGGCAGAGCAGCGGTTTGCAGATCGACGCCGTGGAAACCCTGTACCGCAGGCTGAATTTCCGTAAAATCGGCGGCATGTACGAACTCGGCCGGTTCGACTAGGGGGTTATATGAGCGGTGTCGTCAAAGCCATCAAGAAAGTTTTCAAGGCCGTCGTAAAGGTCGTGAAAAAAATAGCCAAGCCCCTGCTTATCGCGGCAGCCGTCTACTTCACCGCTGGCCTCGCACTTTCCGCCTTTCCGGCGACAGCGGGGTTCGCGGCATCAATGCCTGGGTTTGCCGGCGGCGGCCTCCTCGGGGGAGGCGCTGCCGGCACGGGAATCTTCACGAAGATCGCGGCGAAGCTCGGATTGAGCACGCTGGGGTCTTCTGGCGGACTCATCGGCGGCGCGCTGGCCAAGGGCACGACGGTAGCCGCGCTGCAGTCCGCAGGAATCGGGGCGTCTGCCCTAGCTGCTGGCGCCACAAAAGCCGCTGCGTCCGGTCTCATCAGTAGTGCTGCAGGAGGAGCTGGGGTAGCTGGAACAGTTGTCAACGCTGCCGGCATTGCTGCTCCGGCCACGGCTGCCGACATCGGTTGGACCGGCGCTGCTGCTGGTAGTGCCGGTGCTGGGGCTAGTGGCGCCGTGGCGGCAAAGGCTGGAATGACGCTGACAGAAAAGCTGCTGCTCGCGCAGGCCGGAACGAAGGTCATCGGCGCGTTCATCGCGCCCACTGAGAACCAGATACAGGAGGCGCAGAAGAAATTCCGCGGTGCCTTCTACGGCGCTGAAGCCAACGCAGCGCCTCCGCCACCGTCGCAGGGAATGCAGGGCCCGGGGCCGGCCGTCAATCCCGCGACTCCGCAGCGCCAGCTCCTCGGCCAGCCGAGTCAGCCGCTGCCCACAATGGCGCCGCAACCCGCGAGCCAGCAAACCCTGCAGCAGCAAACCGCGCAGAACCGGCAGACACTTGGCGGCCGGTCGTTGCTGCCGACCGATGACGCGCTCGACGAGCCGTTCAAATACGGAGCACTGGCGTGATGGAAAAACAATTACTGTCTCCAGATGACCCCGGCCTGCGGGCCACCGGCATCCCTCCCGGAATGGAGGGCGATGTCGGTCCCGACCAGGTGCCGGCGAGCCCCGATGAAGAAACTCAGTATCAGCAGGCCGAGTCCAAGGCGATGCGCATGATCCACGGCCGCAAGACCAGGGATCGCGTCATCGACCTCCTCAACGACGAGAAGGTCCCCGTTCAACAGGCCGTGGGCCGTGCCGCCGAGCAGATCGTCATGACTATCGCCGACCAGGCGAAGGCCGCGAAAGTCGAGCTCAGCAACGACCTGCTTATGAACCTAGGCGTTCAGGTCACGAAAGAGCTGCTCGACGTCGGCATCGCAGGCGGGTTTTTCCCACTCAAAGAGGGCACGCCGGAGTACGAGAAAACCCTGCAGCTCGCCGTGCTCGAGGGCGTGAAGGCGCACGGCGAAAAGGTTCTCGCCGGCCCCGACGGCGCCAAGGCATCCGAGGAGGCGCAGAACCACTGGGCCGGCCAGGTCGCGCAGGAAGTAGATGACGGCACCGCGGATCCAGAGTACCTGCAGATGGCGCGCGGCGGCGGCCAGCCGCAACGCCAGCTCCTCGAGGTCGGCGCCAATGAGTAGCGAGCGCGCGAGCCGCGCGCTGCTCGCGGCCTCGGATTCACTCGGGCAGCTCGCACAACTTTCCTGGCAGAAAGAGCAGGCGCAGGCTCAGGCCGAGCGCGAGGAAAATATGTTGCGCCTCCGCCAGAAGCTATCGAACGAGGAACTCGACAAGCGTCAGGGCTTCGACGTGCAGAACGAGGAGTCGCGGTTCCAGCACAACCTCACGGCGGCCGAGAGAGAGGCCGAGCTACGCGGCAAGGAATCCAAGGAAGAACGCCAGTGGCGCGAGCGGCAGGCGCGTATCGAGCGCGGCTGGCAAGTCTCAGACCGTGGCAGTGCGGCGGCCCTGCAGCGCGAGAACTGGACGCGACAGGATCGCGAGGCCATTGAACGCCAGGCGCTGTCGCAGATCAGCACGATCGACTCGCGTATCCTCGATCTCCGCGATGCCATCGACAAGGGCGAGTATCCAGATCCCAGCAAGGCCGAGGCCGAAGTCAAGCGCCTGTTGACCGAGCGACAGCAGGCGCACGTCAGCATGATTGCGCGACTCGCCGACATGGGAGACCCGCGCTACCAGGAGGTCAGTGCGCCGCCTGGAGGCGACAAGACGCAGGCGCCGCGCGCCGCGCAGGCTCCGCAACCGACTGGCAGTGCGGACGCCGGCGTCGACGTGACGCCGCCGCCAATGGGGCCGTGGGAGCGTCGACAGATGGCGAAGCGCGGGCGCCGCGCATTGATCCCGGAGTCTGCGGCCGCGACTCCAGACAAGGCCGCCGTGCGCCAGCGCGCCATTGAGTTCGTGAAGTCCGGGCGCCAACTGCCAGGCAACATACAGGCTGATTTCGACGCCGCCTATGGAGACATGACCAATCGAGAGCTGCAATCGGCGTGGAAGTTGAGTCTCGAGGAGATTGCGTTACTGAGGCCGGAACCACAGAAACTTCGCAGGTGAGAAATGGGAGAATTTCAGAGCCCATACACCGGCAAGTGGTATCGGGGACCGGACCAGAACCAGTCTAGTGATCCGTTTGGATTCCGGGAGGACGAATCCGGCGGCGTATTCACGTCGCCGTACACTGGCAAGACGTATCGCCTCGGCCCGGGAGAGGCTGCGGTTTTTCGCCCACAGCAGATCGCCGCGCAGGCGCCGGAGCCTCCGGCACCGGACACCGGCGTCCAGATGTCTGACTACCTCAAGCTGTACATGGCTGGTTCCGCGAACGTCGGGCGATCGCTCAACTATCTGATCGGCGCGTCTCCGGTCGGAAAGCTCTCGAAGGCCCTGGGCTACGACCCGTTCACGGCGGTAGATCGCCTGGCCGCTGATGCCGTCGACACCTGGCACGACAAGCTCACGCCGGCGATGCGCGACGAGGTCTCCAAGGAATTCATTCGCAAGAACGACTTCGGAGAATACGAATGGGGTGGCGCCGGCGTGACGACGGCGCTCGGCATGGCGGCGGAGTCATTGCCAGGGGTTGCGCTGTCGGCCGGTATCGGCGCCGGGTTGACGCGCGTTCTGCAGACGTTTGCGAACCCGATAGGGCGCACGGTTTTGTACGAACGCGCCGAAATGCTCAAAAAATTCGGTGTGCCGGACGCCGCCAATCAGGCGTTGAAGAAGCTCAGGCTCATCGACAAGACTATCGGTGTCAGCGCATTCGGCGCATCCGAGGGCCTGATCTCCGCGGGCTCGTCTGCGGTCAGCGTCTACGACGAAGTCCAGAAGCTGCCGCCAGAAAAGCTCATGCAGAACGAGCGGTATCGTCAGGTCCTGGAGTCCACCGACGAGGGCATGTCTGACCTCGAGAAGCACGCCTACGCCGCCTC